TCGTCTTCGGACACGCACGTTATGCGGCAGCTATCCACGGTCGGCCAGTCCACATCGCCAATCTGGCCTACCCAAGAAACCGCTGCCTCGGCGTCGCCGTAGTGCATGTCGTAGACGACCAGGTCGATGGCACCGCTCGGCGACCGCGTCTTGTACAGCAGCGCGACATCGAGGTCGGCCGGCGCGGTGATGACGAACTGGTCGGACTGCGGATCGCCGGAACAGATAATTCCGTTGTCGGTGATGCCGCCCGGCACGGTGCGGAAAACCTGGTTCTGGTAGGTGATGTCCCGGTCGCTGCTGTTGTAGCTCCAGCGGATCGCGCCACGGCTGAACTGGTACAGCCGCACCGGCTGCCCATCCACAAGCGAGCTTTCGCGGCTGTTAAAACTCATCGTCACGAACCCCTTTGAACGTCAGGGCGGCAGTTGCGACGCCCTCGCTATCGGTGACGTGCTCGATCTCGACCACGTCGGTGGCGGCGCTACAGAGCGCCATGAAACAGATGCGCGCTACATCGGTCGGCTCGACCAGGCGGCCCAGGGCGGCGTCGATGGCCAAGCGCTCGGTGTCGGCGTCCAGCTCGGTGCTGGTGAGAATGCGACGGTGATAGACGGTGCCGTCGTACAGCTCGATGCGGATATCGCGACGACCCGGTCGCCCATTGGCGAAACGGGCATAGCCGATATTGCGCACGTCCAGCGCGGTGGACAGCTGCGAGACGGTGGCGACCAGGGTCAGGTCGTCGGCGTGGGTCGGCACCCACAGCGGCTTCTGCTGGCCGCGTAGCGCATAGACCAGGCTGCGGAACGCCGACCGTTCGGCTCGGCCCATGCCGATCCACCGATGGCCGATGACGGGCAGCGCCATGCCGGCGACGTCGGTCACGCGGGGAATGGCGCTGCCGTTATCCAGGGTGGACAGCAGGCGCTGATAGCTCGACGTCAGGTCTTCGCTTTCGTCCGGGCGCTGTTCCAGGACAGGACGCCCCCGGTACATCGTCGCCGGCATCACCTCGGGCCAACTGCTGGGTTCCATCACAAGGAACGACACCCGCGCAGACTGCGCGGTATCGGTCAGCCGGGTCAGCGTGGGCTGCTCGGTCAGCTGCGCGGTGCGCACCGGGTACAGTCGCGAGCCAGTTCCCCAGGCGGCCTGGACGGGCCGAACCAGGTCCAGGCCGCTGGCGGTCACCGTCTTGACCTCGACGACCTCATAAGCAAAAGCGTCCTCGCCGCGCAGCATCGCCAGGCCGCCGTCGCGGAAGTCGAGGCCGGCCGTGCCGCACGGAATGCTCAGCGAGCCGGCCGCCAGCGGTTCCTGGAGCAGCTGGATATCAGGCCAGATAGGCAGCGCCCAAATGCGCGCGCCCCAGCCGAACAGCGTCATGTCCAGCAGCTGCCGCTCGCGGTCCACCGCGTACATGTTCGCTTCGAACTCCCGGCGCGGCGCCAGGCGCATGGCTCGGCGCTGGGTCACGGCTGATTCGCTTTGCAGGATATTTGTCGAGGCGCTCAGGCGCTCGACGATGCTGTCGCCCCAGTCCGGCGCGAACGTCCAAGCGATGATGCGATTGCCGGTGATGACCAGGACCAGGTCCGGCTCGCCCTGGAGCCTCCAAACGATCCTCGCATTGACGACGGGCGGGCCGTCCGTGCCAATGCTGACCGTCCAAGTGCGTTCTTCCAGGGCGGCAAAACCCAGCGGCGGCGACGCCTGGCCGGATAGCGTGATGCCGTCTGCATCTTCCCGCTCGATGGCGGTCAGCGTGCGCGGACTGAAATATGCGTTCCAGACTGATGCCGGTCGTACCTGGGTGCTGACGACGTTGCCCAACTCCATGGTCGTAGGGATCAGCCACAGGCGGTTGTAGTAGTTCTCTTCCAGAGCGCTTTGGTGGACAGCCTGGTACGTCGAATGGATCACCTCTACCGGCTGATGCGCCGCGTAGATGCCGGCCCAGGTCGAGGCCGCGACTGCTGCCAGGCTGATGTCCTGGTTCAGCTCCAGGGCGTCGATATTCGGCGTGATGCCGGCAACGATCCCCACCAGCGGCTTTGGCACCTGGAACCCCGGAAACGTCGCCATTACTCAAGCACTCGGAAGCAGTAGCCGACCCAGGCGCTGGTGTTGCCGAAATCGGTAGCGCTTCCGCGTTGGAGCAACGGATAGACGCGCCAAGTGTCGCTGCCGATCACCAGCGGATCGCCAGGCGCGAGGAACGCCATGTTGCATATGCCAAAGTCCGGCACCTCGCCCACGTACCGCGAGCGCTGCTGAGCGCCGAACGCATAGATGGCGCAGGGCACAGGGGTGGTCGAGCTGTTCAGCTCGTTTGCGCTCGCGTCGATCAGCCCCACGTCTGGATGGTACTGACTGCTGTAGTTTCCGCGACCGGGGCCGACGACGCGCCGGGAGACGTTCGTTGTGTAGTCGAACGGCAACCAGTCCGGCGATGGGCTACCGTCGAGGCTATCTAGCCGCAGCATGCTGCCGCCGCCGCTGTATCGAATGTGGTAACCATCGAATGGATGCGATGACCAGTTGTTTGTGAGCGCCTGGCCAGAGCTGTAGAGGAACGAGCCGCAAACATACTGGCCGCCCGTATAGCCGACGCCACGCTTGTTGAGGGAGCCGATCATCACTGGACGAAACTGACCGGCAGCGATTTCGACGTGCAGGTGCAGATAGGCAGCGGTGGCGAACAGGTGATAGCGCGTAAATGGCCCGGCGCTGAGCTGCGCTATGGTTGCTTCTTTCGACGAATACGGGTTGTTCTGCACCGAGTTGCCGGGCTGCGCATTCCACGCAAGCCCGTCGTCGAACCCCGTATTGCCCGCGAGCTGCCATTGATTGGAACCGGCGTTGAACGACCAGTAGCCGTCGGCGTTGTGACAAAGCCATTCCGATGCCGAGGCGCGGTCGGTGACCCAGCCGAGCGACTCGGCGTGGACGCGCAGCTTGGCGAGCAAGTCGGCCGGGTTGTTCGCTGTTCCTGTGAAGTAAGCCATTTCAGTCCTTCCTGATCGCGTAGAGCCAAGGGTTACCGCTACGCCAAGCGGTTTGGAAAACGACGTGGTCCACACCGTCCTCGACAATCACGTCTTCAGCGCCCGAGTTGAGCGTCGGCACGTAGAAGGCGCCGTCGAAGTCGCCCAGATAGCGGCGCCCCTCGGTTTCGCGGGTGACGAACGACAGCGCTTTGAGCGGGAACTTCCCGAACGAGTCACGCAGTTGTTTGACCACGGTGTCACTGCTGCCCGCATATCGGCCGCAGCCCAGCGGGAGGAGCGTCCGATTGCTGTAGTCGGACTCGTTGGCAGCCCCTCCTTCGACAGTGAAACCGAGCCAGCGCCCGGCGGGATCGCGGAGATAGCAGCTACGCTCATAGGGGCTGCTGATGCCCCGGTGCCGGTCGCTGACGTCTGACCAGCGAGTTGCAACGTCACCACGGTAGGAGCCCACGACGGCAAGCGGGTACGGATACTGCGACGGCGGACAGGGTGGCAGGATGAAGCCGGCGCCGGCCGACTCGTAGATCGTCGAGACTTTTACGACCAGCCAGAACCTGCGGCCGTTGGCGAAGAACCAGTACGGCATGGGCTGATTCCACAGCAGCGCCTGAACCCGCGGGCTGTAGTTAGCAAACGCGGTCCAGTAGTCGCCGCCAGGCGGGATTGCTCCAGGATTGAACGCCGTGCCGCCCATCAGGCGAAGGTTGTAGTAGTCCAGGGCGGTATCGCCGTAGCTCTGAATCCCCATGTAGATGCTGTCGGTGCCGCCCAGACCTGGGGCGCGCAGGGTCACCTGGCGCACGGCGATGGCCGTGCCGGACGCGGGGATGGTGTTGTCGAAAACCTTCTCGTAGGCCTGCCCAGCTGCGACCAGGTCCGGGCTCGCGGTGAGGAACTGGACCAGGCGCTCGACCAGGTCGGCGTGGTTGACGGCGGTGCCGAATTCGGTGGCCATGGGACTCCTAGATAATCTGCTTGACGGCCTGGCGGTTCTTGTTCAGCCAGACCAGGAAGTGTTCGCCGCCTTTGCCGGCCCACATGTCGGCCGCCATCTGATCCGTGTCCTGAACGGCGTGCAGGTAGATCGAGTTGGCGACCGAGGTGCTGAAGTTCTTGGATGGCTCCTGCAGGCGCGAAGCAGCCAGGCCCGGAGCAGGCATTGCGGGTGCGGGAATGCTGGCTATGCCGCCCGTCGCGTGCCGCACAGCGCCGGACCAGTCATGCAGCGCAGCCCAACCACGCTTGTTGATGTCCAGGAGCAGCGGGGTCATGCCCGGCTGGGTTGCGGCCGCGGCTCGGATGATGACCTCTTGATCGGAGAGCCAAGCGGGAATGCTGTCGCTGGTAGGAGTACCTGGACCACGGACCTGGCCACCCTCGGCGAAGCCGAACATGCTGGTGATCGAGGACCACCACCCGCCACTACCGGCAGCCGCACCTGCCGCACCGGCACCACTGGCAGCGGCACCTGCTCCCTTTACCCCATTCGCCAGCGCAAGACTCCCGGCGGCACTCTGTAGAGCAGCGGCGCCAGTAACCAGCGTTCCTCCGGCCGCAGCCAGAGCCCCCGCAGCCGATGTCACTGCCGCGGCTCCCGTTACCATGCTGGTGTCTTGCTCACCTTGGCCGAACAGACTCATGAGCCCTGCTGTAGCCTTCTGGGCCAGCTGCTGCGCGGCAACGTCGGCCAGCGATCGGCTGACCGCCTGCAGGAACGATACCGCGGCCTCCTGCAGCGACAGGGTGCCATCTGCGAGACCGCGCAGCGCATCCTGCATGCCGTTCTCGATACCGGATCGCAGAGCCAAAGTGAGCTGGTCGGCGGCCACGCGGGTGTTTTCGAGCTGCTGGCGGAGATCCTTCACGCGCTCGATCGCTGCCGGATCGCCAGTTGCCTTGGCCAGCTCTTCCATGCGAGGCACAAGTTGCTCTACCTCGTCGGCGGTGGACCGATGCAGGTCTAGCAGTTGCTGCCGCGCGGCCAGTTCGCTGACGAGACCGGCCTGCTGGGCGGCCTGAATACTCGACTCCTGCCGAGACTGCTCGCCGAAGATCCGGTCGACCTGGTCCTGGAGCTGCTGCAGCTCAGCCTTGGCCTTCTCGATTCCCATCAGCTTGCTGACCAGGCCGGCGCCTTCGGTGTCACCCGTGGCGAGCAGACGCTTCTGCAGGTCGCCGTACTTCTTCTCGATCTCGGCGCCGGCCGCTTCGACGGTTTGGCCGGTGGCCCGAAGGTAGTCCAGGTTGAGTTGCTTCAGGGTTGTGGCGTCTTTCTTTGCCTGTTCGTCGGCCTTCTTCTGCTTTTCTGCCGCATCCAGGGTCGCCCAGGCGGCGCGAGCGCGGGCTTCCAGGGCTCCTGTCAGATTGCGTTGGTCAAGCTCGTACTCACGCAACGCAGCCCGGCCCTTGCCGTAGGTCGCCGCTTCCTTCTCCAACTGCTTGACCCAGTCTTCGTTCTGTTTGGCCAGGCGCGCAGCGGCCTTGTCTTCGCCGCCTGATGGCGTGAAGAGTGTCTTGGTGGTGGGGCCTGTACCGGTGACCGTAGTCGCGGGTAGCGCCGCGACCTGGCCGGCACCGTTCAGCACCGCGTCACGCTGGTCCTGCCATTGCTGGATCTGCGCTTGTGCCTTGCTGAGTGCTTCTTCGTATCGCTGGATGCGCTTCTGGTCGTTCTTCTCGTAGGCATCGTCAAGCGCGGACTGGACCCGCGCCATGTACTCGGTTTCACGAGCGATGGCATCGTCCAAGCGGGGTACGTCATCACCGGCGGGACCGTTCACGCGCGCCGCAATCTCCTCCGCGACGAACTTGGTGACGTTGACGACGCCCGCAGCCCCCTTGGCCGCATAACCGATGGCAGTACCCAGGCCCTTGATCAGGAGATTCAGGCCCTCCACCACCGCCGGATCTTTCAGCACATCACGCAGATCTCGCACGGCCTGAGTGAAGGTGTCGATGAACCCCGACTCGCCAGCCTGGATCTTCAGGTCAGTGAATGCGTTCTCCAAACGGTTGAGTTCGGCCTGCAAGCCGGTGGCCGCTTTCTGTGAGGCTGGCCCATAAGCCTCCTGCAGGGCAGCGCCGAACCGCGGCAGAAACTCGGCCGCCGGGATCATGCCCTTTTCCAGCCACTCGCTGAGCTGCTTGGTGTTGGTGTCCAGAGCCTTGGCGGCAAGCGAGAACGCGCCGGGAACGCGCTGGCCGAGTTGCAGAACTAGCTCCTGGGTCTGGACCTTGCCCTTGCTGACCATCTGCTCCAGGGCGAGCAGGATGCCGTTGGTTTCCTGGCGGGTGAGGTGCAGCGCAGTGGTGGCCGAGGCGACGCCTTCGAAGATCGTGCGCAGGGAACCGCCTAGCTCTGGGGTTTCTTTCGCGGCCGCCACCAGGCGGGAATAGGCCTGGCTGGTGTTGAGCAGCTCCAAGCCGAGGCGTTCGGAAACCTCGCGGACGTACTCCAACTCCTGCCTCGCCTTCGCCGCCGACCCCGTAGCTGCCTCCATGGTGTACAACGCCTGCTGCCACTGCAGGTTGGTGTTGACGACTTCCTTGGAG